CGTCTTCCTCTTGAAAGTTTTCAGGGCTGAACGACTCGAGGGATATTGGCCCCCGGGCGATCAGGTTGTTCAGTTGCACTACCCTGTCTGGGTGGGTCTTGGCCTCTTGCGCGACCTCCTCATTGGTTGGGTCGCGCCCGAGTCGTTGCATCAGGGATCTCTCCGCGTACTTCACCCGGCGTATCTCTTCGGATACATTCACGGGTAGGCGGATCAACCCCCACTCATTATCAATCGACCTACGAATGCCTCGCGTGATGAATGGCTTTGCGTATGTCGCGAATTTTGAGTTGTTCTTTGGCACCCACTTCCTCGCCGCCTTGAACAGCGCCTCATTCCCCATCGCGATAAGATCCTCGTGTGGCACCACGCTGTAGCGCCACTCGGGGGTTGTCTTAACAACGGATATTACAAAGCGGAGATTGTGCTTGACCAGGCGCTCGAGTGCGGGGCGATCTCCGGCTTGTATCATGCCGGAGAGTTTCTGCTCCTCGTCCAAGGTTAGCGTTTGGTAGGCGTAAAGGCTACGGATGTAGCCAGACGCGTTTGATTTATCGTTTGCCAAAGTATAACCCCAATCCGATCATGGTAACCCCCAAGAGGATACCACCGACGGATGAGGAAGACAAGCCAAACACGCTTGCAGCTTGGAACGATACAAGGGAGAGTAGGATTCCGAAAATTGCTAGCATGGCTCATCCACTCCCTTGATCTCGAGGATCGTGTCTTGGTTGATGGCGCGGTACGCGCCCTTGGCAATGTCGAACACGGTGATGTACTGATCGGCGTTGAGCGTAGACTCTCCACCCTTGAGGTGCTTTGTCACGCCCGTGCGGCAGTTCATCTTGCGGACGGTTCCGTCTTTCTTCAGAAATGTCACGGTGACGAACTTGCCGTTGGACGCGAGTATCTCACCCGCGAGTTTGCGCGAGCGCGCGATGTCGATCTTGGTTCCTTGGTTTTCCATTTTATTGCTCCTTTAGTGTAGATCCCACGGTCTGAATACCATGACCACCACGATGATGGCCACGATCAGGGGCAGGAATTCAATTATAGTGCTCATAGGATTATCCTCTCATTCTTTTGGGAATACTAGATCCTCAGAGCGCATTCTCGCCATGAGGTACTCTGGGTCAAACAGTTTAGTCTTGCGAGTGTCCCACGCCACCTGCGATGCGCGGTACTGATCGGGGCTCTCAATAAAGCTTGGGAAGTTGTCCAACGCCCACATGACATACCTGAATTGCTCTACTTTGTCCATAGTTTTCTCCTTGGTTTTTATGTTGATCGTTCCCACCCGTACCATGTGCCTTGGGGTGCGGTTTCGTTTAACTCATCCGCCATATCCAAGACATCCACCTTGTCCCAGGAGAAGAACACCTGCTCAGGGTCTTTCCCCTTCTCAAATTTTACTACAATCCATCCTAGTCTCATGCTTACGCTCCTCTGATGCTTGGAAAATCTTTCAAACTTGGGAAAAATCTATCTAATAATCGTTCTTCTTGGTGTAGGTCTATGGTTGAGTAATCCGCTACACCTGCATCGTACCCGCATTTGTATGCGTGTTGTTGTTTTTCGCCCATCCATTCGTATTGGTCGTTTTCAAATTGACCAATCGACCTACCCTGCCAATACCCCAAAGCGTAGGCGTAGTGCGTTGCATCATCGAAAAATTCTTTTGTTGTTTCCACGGTTATGCTCCTTGGTTAAATGCACATGACCCGCTCTCGCGGGTTTCGGGGACTCACCCCATCATCAGATGTGCTTAGTCGGTTGACCATCCGCGAGATATGCTCTCATGGTAGTCGGACATTGGCGCGATCGCCCCCACGACAACCCACGGTGTCGGTGTCGTGTTGGCCTCGCGCTCTGCGCGTGCCGCGGCGTTGCGTGCCTTGCGAGCGTTAAACTCTGCCTCAATCCGGGCGTGTTCTGCTTTGATCTCTTCGTATGTCATGGTGATGCTCCTCTTGGTTGTGATACACACTTGGTTTTTTACCCCCACTTTTTACAATTTGTACAGGGCGAACACATGTGAACCCGCCCTCGCACCCCCCGCGTCAATTATCTTACCGTCAACCACCGCGAGCGCGTGTCCCGTGATCAGCACAATGTACCGCCCAGAGTGCAATCTTGGCAAGATCGTGCCAAGGGTGATCCCAGATTGTGGGCTCATGTTTCCGATTCTTCCGGCAGCTATCGCCCTCTTGGTGCAGCCGAACACGCCCACCAGGGACGCGCCAGCTTCCAGGTATGCCTTGTGGTACACAGAGAATGTCGTACCGTGCCGAAACCTGCGACCATACTTTGATAGCAGGGCGTGTGCCTCCGGGTACTTCCAGTTCGCGGAGTTACACAACGCTCTAACGGTGCAGTCGTTGCGCTCCTTTGCGTCAGACTCACCCTTGCTGATCGGGTATATTATCCTCATACTTTTCTCCTTGGTTTAATGCACATGACCCGCTCTCGCGGGTTTCGGGTATTGAACCCATCCTCAGATGTGCTGATTACGCGCCTATGTTGTTATAGTACCCCGCGTTCTCGAACCGAACCGACAAGTACTTTGGCGTTCTCTTTACAATTGTATAGTCGGTCATGCCCCCAACGAACCACTCAATTGAATACATAACCTCAGAGATCTGATCTTCATCCTGTAGGACGATGGTCATTCTGATTGGCATCTTCCAATTCTTGGTTGGTTTAACCTTGGCGAACCACGCCTCTTTTTGTTCTTGGGTTAACTCAACCCTTGGTTTTGCCTTTGGTGCGTCTACGATTACTAACATGGTGTTGCTCCTTTTTGAAAGTGTACTGATCTGCCCCTGAGGGCAGATCGCTAAACTCTCAGTCCTGACCGAATAGTTCCCAACAGTCACGGTACGCCATGTCTAACATGACCTCTTCAACCTCAATTCCCTCCTTATCGTACCAATCAAGATCGCAATGGTAATCTACCGCGTGTCTATCTAACCCCTTGAGCAGAGATTGAATGGCACCCTCACGGGTTTTTGAAATCGCCTTGAACGAAAAACTTCTGCTATCGTACTTCGCTAAGTATAATTTTGATGCCATGGTGTTGCTCCTTTTTGAAAGTGTACTGATCTGCCCCTGAGGGCAGATCGCTAAACTCTCAGCGTGATACTTCCCAACCATCGCCAATCGTTGACTGATCGGTGCCATCCGCGTTGGTGACCCAAACGCTTGCGATGATCGTGTCCTTGGTGACTGCGTTACCATCGTGCGCGATCATCATCCGAACCGTTTTGCCATTCCAATCAAAATCTTGGAAGTGCGCGGTGTTGCCGGCACCCGTGGACATTGTCTTGAACCCATAGTACTTGGGGTCAACTGAGAATCTACTGCACTCTGACACTAGCGGGTTGGTGATAGCGGTGCCACCGAACTCAAACGCGAACACGGGTTGGTTGGTGTCATTGGTTGCCTTGAATAGTTTTTTCATTGTGATGCTCCTTGGTGTTATGCACATGACCCGCTCTCGCGGGTTTCGGGTATTGAACCCATCGTCAGATGTGCTTATGCTAGTAATTCTGAACCATCGCGGTACGAACACCCGAACTCAAACCTGTATATCTCAACGCAAGATTTGTAGTACATATCGGGTTCCAAGTACCAATCGGTTGGGAGACGGTACTGCTCAGAGTGCCGGATCAAACCACGCTCCAATGCCTCCCTCGCTTGCTTTTCGGTTTTGCCAAAACCCTCAAATTCAAAGTTTCGTGTTCTAAAGTATGCTTTGATTATCATCGTGATGCTCCTTGGTTGGTGAAAGTGTACTGATCTGCCCTTGGGGGCAGATCGCTAAACTCTCAACCTACGATGTTCCAAGTGTCACCCTCTTCGATGCTCAACGCCTCCGCCAACTCCTCCGGAGTATAAGTATCCGAACAACACACCCAATACTTGCCGATCACCTCATAATACTGATTGCGGGGGTTGAACAACTTGCCACACATGTCACACTTGATTCTCTCTGATGCCATGACTATCTCCTTGGTTGTGATACACACTTGGTTTTTTACCCCCACTTTTTACGATGCGAAATGGGGCGATCCGCGTGTTGTGCGTATCACACTATTGGTTTTTTACCCCCACTTTTTGGGATGCGAAACGGCAAGCGATCAGATCAGGGTGGTGCGAACATCGCGCTCCCCCTCTATGCCTCTCTCGCACGCGCATCGCGCCCTGGTGCCGATGTGGCAACTCAGGCACCCTACCCCCTGGCCCCCCTGTGGATAACTGCCTATGCGCGATCCTAGTCGTTTCGCATTGTGGGACGCTCCGCAGCTTGGCACGATTCTTGCTAAGGCAATTTGCGTGCCTGGCCACTTGGCACGATTCTTGCTAGGGCAAGTTCCGTGCCTGAGCTCAATACTAAGTAGGCGCTCACTAACTTACCCCGGCGCGGATGTGGGCACTCACTAACTTACCGCATCGCACCATCCCCAGTTAGCGCTTACTAACTTACCGCATCGCACCATTGATAGTGTGCGCTCACTAGCATTGTGCGGCGCAATAGCAAAGTGAGCGCTTGCTAACTTAGCAGGGGGGCTTTTTGTGCAGGGCAACACCCCTCTTCGGGTACCGGCCCCCCGCCCCGGGGCCCCCGACACAGGCCGCAAGTTCGGCAAATTTTTTATTTTTTTGTATTACGGGAGAGGTATAGAGACAAATCGGCGCGGACACGGGCAAGATTTGCCGGTGTACTAATATGCGCGTAATAGCATATTGCACCGCTTTGGTGCATTTTGCGCGGGGGTTGCGGGGGTTGCGGGGGTCTATGTCACATTACTCTTTATTTTTTTGATAAAAAGGAAATTAAAAGTTAATAGCGACTGGAGTTAGACCCCCGCAACCCCCGCGACCCCCGCGCAAGAACCCCTGGAATCAGCCTGCGAAACTGCCGGCAACTTGGCAACACGGTAAATTTTACCGGGTTAGAGACGGCCAATCGTTTGCATAAGTAGTATAGAGATGATGAGACTTAACCCAAGCACGAACGAAAGGTTCCACCGTGGCGATCTGCGGGGGGACGGCTTTGTATTCTTCGCGTACACCAACAAGCTAAAGGCTGACGGGTACTTTAAGGAGATATGGCTCTCCCCCAGCGCATCAAGCAGGGCAACGCATGGGGACAAGATACGCAAGAGGAGGGCGCGTGGCAGTAGAGTCGAGTACACCGATACCAACGGCTGATGGGTGGAAGAGGGCAATCGACCTGAGCGCGAAGGATCTAGTGTTCGACCAATCGGGCGCGCCACAGCGGGTTCTCTCGGTTCAGAGTTGGATACCATCTGAGTGCTACGAGGTGCACTTGGACGATGGGCTGACTGTTGTCGGTGACAGGCACCTAACGTTCCCGTGTCAGACAAAGAACTGGCGGGAGCATTTCTGCCGTTGGTTTAACCGGAAGAGTTCAAGAAAACCCAAGGAGTTTCGCAGCGCGTTGTGGAAAGGTTCGGTGAGGGATATACTGAGATCCGGTCTTATAGACGATCGAGGCAAGAAGAATTTCTCCGTAGGGGCTGCCGGCCCAGTGCAATTCCCAAGCGTTGACCTGCCCGTCCCGCCGTATGTTTTTGGTTTGTGGATCGGCACCCGCACCCCCACCGGCAGGCACTGGTTGCGCCCGGGGATGGACATTAACCGGATCAGGTCAAGGCTGAGGGGGTTGGGTTTTGCTGTCGTGTCCAAAAAACACAAAAACGGGGACACCATGCTTGAGTTTAGACCGTCCGTTCTGACATACTTCGCCGCCATGGGCTTCGGCGTGCCGGATGAGATACCGTTTTCGTACATTATGAGCTCACCGGAGCAGCGATCAGAACTCTTGTCTGGGTTGGTTGACGCTAGGGATGTGTTTGTGGGGCGTGATAGCACCAAGTGCGTCACCCACGACCCATCTTGGAGGTCGGTACGTCGCAAGCAGGCGCTGTTAGAGTCGCTAGGGTTCAAGACAAGGCTCCACACCCCATCGAAATCGAGCAGTTTCTCGCTCTTTTCCGACATATGTGACACCAAAAGGGTGAAGAACAAGAGGTTTATCGTAAAAATTGACAAAAAACAGCCCAAACAGTGCGTCCATGTCGTGTGTGAGCGCCCTTTTTTGGCGGGAGAGGGGTTCATAGCGGTATGCTAACACAGGAACAGGAGAAAATACTTGCAAATTTCGCAAAAAACAACAAACACTGGCCAAAAGCCCAGCTTGACGCCGCATTATGGCAGGTTAAGTGGGAGATTGAGGCCCTACCCCACCAACGAGAGCCTGAAGATAGCGAGTACGACACCTTTCTCATGCTGGCCGGTCGTGGGTCGGGGAAGACTCACACCGCCAGCCATTGGGTTGGCATACGCGCATGGAAATTTCCAGAAACCCGTTGGTTGGTCACGGCGCCAACCTCTAACGACATCCGAGCGACTTGCTTTGAGGGAGACTCTGGCCTGCTCAACATCATACCTGCGTCAATTATCCAAGATTACAACAAATCGCTCTTTGAGATAACGCTCACCAACGGGTCAATCATACAGGGCATACCCGGGTCGGAGCCGGAGCGGTACCGGGGCAAGCAGTTCCACGGTGGGTGGTTCGACGAGCTGTGCGCGTTTGAGTATTTGGACGACGCGTACGATCAGGTGCAGTTCACGATGCGTCTGCGCCACCCCAAGATCTCACGCGTTCAGCAGATCATCACCACCACCCCCAAGCCTAAAGAGTTGATCGTCGACCTGAACGAGGGCAAGATCGGGGGCGAGGTCTACGTGGTGAACGCCTCCTCCTACGACAACAAGTCTAACCTGTCAGCCACTTTCTTCAAGCAACTTGAGACGTACGAGGGCACAGACCTTGGAAAGCAGGAGATTTACGGGGAGATCTTGAACCCAGAGGACGCCGGCATCATCAAGCGAAAGTGGTTCAGGATGTGGCCCGCCAATCAGGAGACCCCAACCCTGGAGTACGTCATCGCCAGCTACGACCCTGCTACGTCCGAGAAGACGCACAACGACCCGACCGCGTGCGAGGTCTGGGGTGTGTTTGAGAGACCGGACGCGGGCACGTGCTTGATGTTGCTGGACGCGTGGGACACGCACCTCTCATACCCCGAGCTCCGAAAGAAGGTTATCAGCGACTTTAAGGAGGTCGTGTACGGCTCAGACCAAACATTCGCGAAGGGTAGGAAGGCAGACCTGATCCTGATGGAGGACAAGTCCGCGGGTATATCCTTAGTCCAAGAGTTACAAGGCGCGGGTATGCCGGTGAGAGCCTACAACCCCGGCAGGGCGGACAAGGTGCAACGCCTGAACATCGTCGCGCCCCTGATCGCGAAGGGTAAGGTCTACATACCCGAAGACCCCGAAAAACCCGGCGAGTACGCCGCGTGGGCGAAGAGATTCATGCGCCAGGTGTGCTCCTTCCCAGAGTCCGGGGGGCACGACGACTACGTGGACAGCCTATCCCAGGCGCTCCGGGTGCTGCGAGATTCGGGGTGGGTGCAGCTCGACCCCCTGCCAGCCAGGGACTACGGCTACGCGGACGATAAGAAATCCCGCTTGAACCCGTACGCCCAGTAGGCACAAATTTA